CCGTGGCTATGAGGTGCGGATGGGTCAGGTCGAGCGGAGCAAGGCCGAGGCAGCTCGGTTGGGTTTTGGATCGTCGAACCACGCCAGGCGACTGGCCGCGGACCTACATTTGTTTCGGGACGGGAAGTATCTGTCTGCGACCCGTGATCACCGCGAATTGGGAGAGTTGTGGGAGAGTTTGAGTGGCTCCTGGGATGGTGAGCCGGTGGAGTGTTGCTGGGGAGGCCGTTTTTCGGACGGGAACCACTATTCGTTGCTGCATAGAGGGGTGAAATGACGGTTCAGCGCGATTTGCTGGAGCTGGAGGCCGAAAAAGCGGTCGAATTGAAGTTTCAGATCGGCCGTGCGCGTCATGGGCCGGAATGGGTTGGGAAAAGGCCGATCCTCGAGGCCCATGACGAGGTTTTGGACGCTTTGGCCTACATTCGCGAAGAGATGAGGGATGGCGAGTTGTCTGAACTCGCAATGTTTGAATTGTACAAGATCCTGCTCAACGCACTTCAGGGTGTTCGCGTCTTGATCGCATCGAGTGGTGTTTTGGAGGGGATAAATGGGACACAAGACGGGATTGAAGATTTCGGGTGGCCAGGGTCGGATCGATCCGATGCAACCCAGCGAGGTGACGAAGGCATTTGAGGATGGCGAGACGTTAGAGCTCGCGCGACTGGCTCAGGCCCACACCGACGAGGCGATTGGGACTTTGGTCGAGGTGATGGGTAATGCAGACGCCCCGGCCAATAGCCGGGTGAGTGCAGCGACCCGGATTCTGGAGTTCGCGCATGGCCGTGCGGCCCAGACCGTAAAGCAGGAATCCAGTGGTGGGGGTCTGACGATCAACATCCTTCGGCTCTCGGATGGGGAGACCCAGCGGGAGGTTTTGGACGCGGTCGAGGTGGCGAAGGAGATGCTGGAGGGGCAATAGCCGGGGCTTGGGGTCGTCTCTAGACGATCCTTTGGCTACGTTGCAGTGAGCCCAATTCTGGGCAAGGGGGGCAACAATGCCTGGATACACACAACGCGGACGTGCAGCGGCAAGCGGCCAAAGTGCTGGCAGCATCGATCAAGGTGCCGTTCCGACACCGGCCCCGCACGATCACCCGGAAGACAACCAGATGCCGGGGACGCCTCGATCGACGGATCAGCCGGCCGACCAATACATCACGAGTGAAAACACGCCGTCGATGGATCGGTTCACACCGGGAGTTCCGCCGATGGACAACCCCGGCGACTACTCCAAAAAGTTCGCGTGAGACAATGTGGCCGCTGAGATCACGCTTCCTTATAACTGGTCGCCGCGTGAATACCAGCGGCCGTTATGGGATGCGCTCGAGGGTGGGTGCAAGCGAGCGGTAGCCGTTTGGCATCGCCGTGCGGGCAAGGACATGACCGGCCTCCACTGGATGGCCGTCCAGGCGTTTGTTCGTCCAGGCATCTATTGGCATCTCTTTCCGACTTACGCTCAGGGCCGCAAGGCCATCTGGGAAGGTCGGGACAATGAGGGCCACGGTTTCCTCGAGGCTTTTCCAGAAGGCAGTTGGTATCGAAAACGCGACGATGAGATGAGCCTTTGGCTTCACGGCGGCTCTATTTATCAGGTGGTTGGATGTGATCAGATTGATCGTCTGGTGGGAGCCAACCCGGTAGGCTGTGTGTTCTCGGAGTACGCGCTTCAGAATCCAGTCGCGTGGCAATTGATTCGTCCGATCCTCGCGGCGAATGGCGGCTGGGCGATTTTTGCTTACACCCCTCGCGGCCGAAACCACGGATACAAGTTGGCGCAGTTGGCAAAGGGCGACTCGAATTGGTTCTACCAGCTTTTGACGGTAGCCGATACGAAGGTGGTTCCAGAAGACGTGCTTGTCTCTGAGAAGGCCGAGATGCCGAAGGAGCTTTACGAACAGGAATATAATTGCTCGTTCGACGCGCCGTTAGTCGGTAGCTATTATGGCGAGCTCCTGGGCGAGGCATCGGCGGCGGGTCGGATTGGCAAGGTTCCCTGGGTGCCAGAGAAGACGGTGACCACTGGCTGGGATCTCGGGATGTCCGACAGCACTGCGATCTGGTTCGTTCAGCGTGTTGGCAAGGAAATCCGACTCATCGATTATTACGAAACATCCGGTGAGGGTTTGGAGCATTACGCCAAGGTCATCCGCGACAAGCCCTATGTGTATGATGAACACCTCGTTCCGCACGATGCAAAGGTGCGTGAACTGGGTACAGGCAAAAGCCGGATTGAGACTGCGATGTCTCTTGGCTTTCGTATGCGGGTGGTTCCGAAGTTGTCGCTGGAGGATGGGATCCAGGCGACCCGTTTGTTTTTACGCAATATCTGGATTGATGAGAAGAAATGTAGCCGTGGCCTCCAGGCTTTGCGGGAGTACATCAAGGCACCGATTGAGAATGAACGTGGCCCATCTGGCGAGGTTTTGTACCGAGACCGGCCGAAACACAATTGGGCGAGCCACGGTGCGGATGCTCTACGAACCCTTTCGGTCGGCATGAGGCCAGAGAGTATGGGTGAGATGAAGCAGCCGGATACGCGGTATATAGTGTGAGTGCTGCACTCTTCAACGAGCTCCAAGGGCTGAAGGAGCAAGTGAAGGAGATCGAAACACGTCTTTTCCTGCAAGCTGACGATATTGAGTGGCTGAAAAGCGAACTCGTTAGACTCCAGACAGCGAAGAGGCCACACCGGCCCCCGATCAGGGTGCCAAAGATGCCAAAGGCCCTACAGAGTATTGGTGTGGGGTTGGTGGGGGAGTAGAGATGGCGACCGAGATCAGTGAACAAGACATCGCAATGGCAATGCGCCGTGGGGTTGGCGTGGCTTCCAACCCGGAGTTTTCAGACGGCGTGATCGCAGAACGTCCGCGCGAGGGTGGGCCGGAGATCAAGGCTCTCTCGGTCGATGAGGTCAAGGGAATACTATCACGCGAGATTGCCGACTCGATCGGCGGCGTTGGTAGCGAGATCGCGCGTGAGCAGCAGCGGGCACTCGACTTTTATTACGGCAAGAAGCTAGGCAACGAACAGCGCGACCGTAGCCAGGTGGTGCTGATGGATGTCCTCGAGGTGGTCGAATGGGCAATGCCTAGCCTCATTCGTACTTTCACGGGCAGCTCTCGGGTGGTGCAGTTCAAGCCGAAGAGACCGGAGGATCAGAAGAAGGCAGATCTGGCCACGGCGTACATCAATCATGTCTTTGTGAATGAGATGGACGGTTTCCAGATTCTCTACGATTGGTTCAAGACCGCTCTTTTGGAAAAGAACGGGATCGTCAAGGTGTACTGGGATGATCGTCAAGTGCCGATGGTCGAGCGATATTCCGGGTTGACCTACGAGGAGCTCGTCATGGTGCTGGACCGAGAGGGGGTAACACCTGTCTCGATGGAAGAGCGCACCGTGATGATGCAGGATCCTGACACGGGCCTGAATGAGGAACTGAAACTCCATGACATCGAGTTACAGGTTCTGAAGGACGACAAGCGGATTCGCGTCGATGCCATCCCGCCAGAAGAGTTCTTGATTGCTCGGCGCGCAGCGAAGCTGGACGATGACACCAGCTTCTCAGCCCATCGCAAGAAGGTCACGATCAGCGAACTCGTGGCCCAGGGTTACCCGGCGGATATCCTTGCGGCCCTGCCCCACAACGATGCGGGCCCGGAGTTCGATTCAAACCGTTCAGCTCGCCGCAACGATGACGAGAACTACCCATCGGGTTCTGGGGCTCGCACCGATGTAGCGTCACGCGAGATATGGACAACGGAATGTTACGCGCGGATTGACGAAGACGGCGACGGCTACTCGGAGCTCCGTAAGTTTCTGGTGGTCGGAGATTCTTCGCTTTACATCATCGATGATGAGCAGATCAATCACAATCCGTTCTGCTCGATTACTCCGATCCCGATGCCACACAAATTCTATGGTCAAAGCCTCGCAGATCTGGTGACTGATCTTCAGGTCATTCGCAGCACGATTCTTCGTCAGATGCTTGACCATCTATATCTTGCGAACAATCCGCGCATGGCGATCACCGAGGGCATGGTCGAGATTGATGATCTACATTCCCGATGCTCCAGTATCTGGAGCAAGTGAGATCCAACCGCACGGGCGTAATGGCTCACGGCCAGGATCTCGATGCTGGGATGCTTTCCAATACAACCGCCGCCGCGGTGGCGAGCCTTGAGGGTGCCAAGCAGCAGAAGATTGAGTTGATCGCGAGGATCTTCGCGGCGACTGGCATGAAGCAACTCTTTACCAAGATGTTTGAGATCATGGCAACCAGCGATACGAAACAGCGTCAGGTCAAACTTTCCGGCGAGTGGATGGAGATTGATCCCAGCACATTCGACTTTGAATTTGACGTGGAAGTGGAAGTCGGCCTGGGTGCCGGCAAGGCCGCGGAACAGGTTCAGGCGTTGAACGGTCTGATGACAATCCAGTCCCAGATGATCGCGCAAGGCGGAATGAATTATCTGGTCACGCCGAAGAACATCTACAATGCCGCGAGTCGGATGGCCGAGGCAATGGGTTATCCCAACCCGGATCTATTTTTCCAAGACCCAGAAGGCGTAGAGCCTCCACAGCCTGAGCCCAATGTGGATATGGAGAAGTTGAAGGTCGAGGGGATGAAGGCTGAGTCCGATGCCAAGCTCGGTGCCGGCGAGATGCAGTTCAAGACGTTGAGAGAGCAGAACATCGTGGATCACCGTGCCAGCGAGCTCGCGCTGAAGGAGAAGTTGGATCTGGAAAGGTTGGTCAG